CTGTTGCTCCAACATAAAACCAATACTCTAAACCTGCTGCTGGAGCTGGTAGAGTTGAGACTTTAGCTGCTGCTACATTCATTACAAAACGAGTGCCTGACTCTGCTGCTGTAATTACATTAGCTGCAACTACTGCTTCAGTGTCTGAAGGTTTCTGAATTTTTTCAGCTAATACACGAACATCAACTGTTCTTGCTGAGTTACGTCCAGTATCTCTTATATTTTCTATTGTCATATTATTTACCTCTGTAAAATTTATGTGTTAAAAAAAGAAAGGGAGGCTTTGACACCTCCCAAATCTATTTAGTCAATACCGTAGAATGCACTTACTAAAGCTTCATCTCTAAGTACTTTCGCACCATAGACATGTAAGCCTCTAACTATGTCACCAAACGATGTTGGGTCTCTCAGCACTTCTGTTGAAAGAATAGTGTTAGCAGTTGCGGTTGAAGACATGTGACCAGCCATACATTTACCAGCAGCATTAGATGTTGCAGCAATGTTGTTTGATTTGTACATGTTAAATCCACGTAATTTTCCACTCGATACTAATCCATTTCTAATAGAACCTTGTCCACCATTATAGTCGACAGATAGTAATTTAGAACTAGATTGTCCTAGAACCTCATAGAAGTCAGGACTTGCAACAAACCAACGACCTTCTTCAGGTACGTTCTGTTCGTCTAATAGTCTTGCCATTCTACCCATAATATCTAATGGGTCGTGTTCGTCAGAACCAAAACCAATATCTAGGTTACCTGTTCCATCTAAAGTTCCTGATGCTAAATCAGTAGCACTGTCAGAACCTAAAATGTGATTAGGTGATGATGCAGAACAACCGGCAAACATAGTTACTAATACAGCAGCGTCATATGAATCTTTCAATGCATAAGCAGCTGATGAAGAAGCAATCTCTTTGAAGTTGACATGTGACATATTAGCTTCAATATCATCTACGATGAATTTGAAAGCTTTAGCACTATCAACAACCAATGAAATTTCTTGGTCTGTTAGTCTAGTTTCAGTTGTGTCGCTATTTCTTGTGTAATCTGACACTGAAATAACTGGTTCTTTTATAATTTTTACTGAGTCTCCGAAAGAGGATATCTCACCGGCATAGTCGGTGTTTGTCATAGCTTCTACTACTGAGGCTTTCCTAAAAAAGTTCATTACCTTTTTAGAATAAACCGAAGGTAAAAAGAAACTATTTGTTTGTCCACTTACAGAGTTGCCAAAGTTGGCGTTTGTATCAGTACTTGGTTCAAAAAATTGAGCCATGATAATTCTCCTGTTAAGTTAAATAATTTATTTTGATATTAACCCGTTCTGCATAGCATCTGATATTTCCGTTTCGTATTTATCAAATTCTTGTACAGACATGGCTTCTATCTCCTTTAATGACCAGACTCTCTGTTGATTAGGTTCTATACTAGTTGTTTTAGTAGAGACCATATCTGCAGCAGAACGTCTGTTCGGTTTTGTAGAAGATGACTTAGTTGTTGGAACTTCCAAACCAATATCTTTTTTAAATAAATCTAAAGCACGTGAAGCCAAATCAGCATCGTCATTGTTATCATATACCCAAGCTTGGATAGATGAATGTTGTTCCTTTGCCCATTCGTGAAAATCGTCACTGTTTCTGATATCTTCAAAATCAGGATGTTTTTCCATTAATCTTTTCTCTGAACTCTCTCGTACAAAATTATCCTCACGCTGTTGGAGTTTACTAAGGCGTTCTTCTAGAACTTTTGCTTTAGTCTCCGATTGCATATGAGCAACAGTTTCTACGACTTCGTACACATCAGGATATTCTGTCTTAAATCTTTCTAAGTCTTCTTGAGATTTAGGAGCTACATATTCAGGTCTGTTTTTAGCAGACTCGTTTAATAACTCTTGTTCTCTAGACTTAAATTCATTAAGCTTACTATCGTAATGTTTTTTTAAATCATCATAACGCTTTTTGTAATCTGGTTTTTTGTAAGGAGTATTCTTCTTACTTACCAGTTCCTCAGTGTTTACACTTCCTTCTTGACCAACTTCAGTTATGTCGTTGCTGTCGAAAAGTCTATTCTGAGGTGCTTCAAAATATACGTTATTTGATGATTCAAAAGATTTATCATCATCTGTGTGCCAATCTTTTTTTGCATTATAAGGGTTTGGTACTTGTTCTTTGACTGTATTAGCCATCTTCTATTCTCCTAATTGGGGCTTTGTTTACAAGGTAGCTCTATGTCGACTAGAGGGCTTGTATTGTAAAGGTAGCCTTTCGGTTATTGTTTTGATAAAGTGCCTACATTAGTAGGGTAGCTTTATCGTTATCTTAATCTAGGATTAACAGACAACATACTTTTACGTATATCATCTTCTACAATATCAGCATCAACAGGTTTTCCAAATTGGTCAACTTCTGGTTGTTCTAACATTGCAGTTCCTCCTTCGTTAAGTTCTTGTCTTCCATCTACACTAGCTTCAGCTTCTTTCATCATAGACATTAAAACGTCTTCTCCGATTTCTTCTACAGCTTTTGCAGTAAAGACAAATTCTCCATCTGATAACCTTGCGGGTATATCGTCAGAGACTCCTGTTCCCGGTCCTTCAACAGGACCATCTCCAGTAAATTCTGAGGCAGCTTCAATAACTTGGTCAAATATAACACTAAGTCTATCGTTGCCCTCTAATTGTTCGTTTAAAAATTCTTGTTCTTCTTCAGATAAAGTTTGAGAAATTACAAAGTCTACATAGTTCTCTTCCATTGCTTCATCAGGCACCATTTCTGTTTCTTGTGGCATGTCCATAGGAGTATCCATTGGCATGTCCATTGGCATGTCCATTGGCATGTCATCAGCTAGTAATGAACCACCTTCTTGTTTACTTTTTCTTTTAACGTAATTTTGTGAACTTTCTAGTAAATTTTTTCCTAATATTTTTTCTATTTCTAATTTATCAATACTACTATCAGTACCGTTTAATGTAGTATAATCAATATAATCATTACCCATTTCATATTCTTCAATAATATCATCTGCTGTAGTAGCTCTAGGCATACCCTCTGCATCTTCTTTACTAACAATACTCTTATATCTTTTAGTAAGTTCTTTTCGTAATTTTACTTTAGCTTTAGATGATAAAGCTCTAACAATACCACCAATAACATATTGTTCTCTTCCTTCTCCGCCTAGATTATATTTTTTTCTATCATCATCTAACATGTTCATTATATTTCCTCTTTTCTATTAATTGCTTCTTTAACCTGTAGGTCCAGCTGCTCTAGGCGTACCAGAGAATTCACTCTCCCCTGACTGCGGAACATTTCCGATTCCGATGTTGCCACCACCAGTGCCTGTAACTCCAAGGTCTTGAGGTTGTTGAGGTGTTCCTTGAACG